ACTATGAACCTACTTTATTCATAGCTGTTTTATGTGCTTTTGTAAAACTAGTTCCTTTTTTAATTTCTTTTTTCATAACATTCATATGTTTATCTGAATGATGTTTAGCGTGTGTTTCCATTTTATCTGGAACAGGAATTCCACCGCTAGGATATAAATCCTTGTTTGAAGAAAAATACTTTTTTACCCCACCAGGAAACATCTTTTTATCCTGGTATCCCATTAGGATTTATCCATAGTAGACACAGCAGAATAAGCTCTTTTACCCGCAGCTTTTTCCATACCTTTAGACTCATCTCTTCGAGCCTTAAAGCTTTGAGATTTTTTCCCATCTCTTGCGCCTAATGATTCATCCAGCCTTGCATTGTAACCTTGAGATTTTCCACCAGTAGATTTTTTATCTCTACTTCCATATGGAAATCTAACATCACTTCTTACGCCGTTTTGTCTCATTTTTTTCCTCCGTTAATTAACTTGTCCAGCCACCAGTGGGTCTTTTAGATTTCATTTTTTTAACTATTCTATCAAACTTTCTTCCAGCTGAAGCCAGTCTTCCTTCTTTTGAAGAATGAGGTTTAGCTTTTTCTCCACCTGCTAACCATTTAATAACTGGATCATCACCTGTTAATTCTCTTGGTTTTGTTTTGTCTTTTTTATGGGCCATTTTTTCCTCGGTTAATTATTCTGTCCAACCGCCGTCAGGTCTTACTTGACCACCGTCAGAATAGCCAACTCTTCCACCAGTAGATTTTTTCTCTCTACTCTTTTTACTACCATGCTTCATACCAAATCTTCGGCCTGGAGCACCTACACCCGCTGCTACACCCATTGGATTAGCACCTACAGGAAGATTAGCACCTACAGGAAGATTAGCACCTACAGGAAGATTAGCACCTACAACTGGTTGAGTGGGTAATCCACCACCAAATTGCTTGCTAACTCTCTTTTTTGGTTCTTTTTTGGATTTTGGTTTTTTTTTGTATCTATCAAAAAATCTTTTTGTAGAAGCTACTTTTCCTTCTAGAGTAGAATGAGGTTTACCTGCTGTTTTAGCAGCATCCTCATGTATTTCTCTTTGTGTTTTTTTGTCTGCCATTATTTTTTACCTCCGTTATTTCTAAATATTTGTGTTCCCTTTATACCAAATATGCTGCCAACTACAAGTATCCATAATGTCGAAAACCATGTAGGAAGCTGTTGAAAATGCTCAAAAAAGATCTTAATCTTCTCGAGAGCCGCCGGATCGTCACTGAAAACACCCCAGGCAAGCACGATTATGGGCGCCGAAATTATCACTAAAACGAATTCGTCCTTGTAATCATTTTGACGGGCCTCCAAAAGTTTGCCCTGGTAAGATTCTTCTCCGCGGGCCATCTTCTGCGCATGCATAAGACGAGCATCAGACATAGCCATCTTTGTTTCCTGGCGCTTTTTGTAAATGTGACTGCCAGCTTGTAAAGCTATTTTAGCTAAACCGAACCAAGCCATAAGTTAATACCACTTAACTTTTGACTTTTTATCAGCAAGCATTCTACGTTGACCACCAACTTTATTTACAGTTGGTATCTCTTCAGGAATTTTAACCTCAACACCGCCTTTAAGCAAATTGTCTTTATTCAAGAACTGCTTTTGGTTAACTCCTTTGTAGAAAGGTTCTTTGTCTTTTGCCATTTATCCTCCTAAGATTTTGGACCTTTTAAAGTATTAACATCTTTAGCTTTCATTCTAGCAATAATACGTTTATTTTCGTCTGCCATTTCTTGTTTAGTTAAAGATGTATCAGCTCTCATTATAGCTAATTCTTCGTTTTGATCAAGCTTCTCGTCTTCAATACCTTCTCTAGATAGTATTTTAGCTTGTTCTACTGCTTTTTTTTGTTCTAATTCTTCTTGTTTTCTAACAGTATCCATAGCTTTAAGATCAACTTCTCTTGATTTTAATTTAAGTAATGGATCATGATCAAATTGAGAAGTAATTTTCTTTTCTTCCTTCATGAAGTCTTCACTGATTTCAGCAATCAATACAGCTTTTCTAGATTCTATTTTCTGAGTAAGTTCTTGAATCTGTGGTTGTAGTTGTTGTTGCTGTTCCGGACTTTGTTGAGACATTTGTTGTAACTGAGTTAACGTCTGCATTTCTTTTGGAAACTCCTGTGTAATATGTTCTTGAGCCATTAAAGAAATATGCTCTAAAATATTTTTTTCAATTGAAGCCATGATGATAGGATTATTCCTTACCATGTTCAATGCCATAAAATGTAAGTGCGCAGTAACATGCGCTCTATGATCTTGGCCTGAATATGCCTGGAAAGGTTTCTGGCCTAAAGCATCAATGTGCTCTAATGCCGGATCTTTAGGCATTGGTGGTTGCGGTGGAGGTAAGACCCTATCAACATCTTTAACTCCTAAAGCCACATACATCGATCTAAAACATTCGTATAAGTTGTGCATTTTTGGGTTTGACATAGCTAACTGTAATTCAGTTTGAGCTATACTTATTCGTTGTGTTTGTGAGAATATATTTGGATCTGCAACAGGAAGTATATCTATCCTATCATCAAAATCGGCTGCCTTGATAGTTCTCTGCGCACCTACAACATCATAAGGATATTCAGGTGGTAGAGAAGTCGAAAAAATCTTTGCAAGTAATTTAAACTCTTCTTTAAGAGCAGAATACAATCTTTTATGTATTGCACTCATAACTCTAGAGCCTCTTTCTAATAAAGCTACAGTTGTTCCAACTGCAGCGTTTTGGTTTCCATCGCCTACTTGATTATCAGCAATGGACGCGAATCTTTGACCTGCCTGTACTACTGTGTTCAATAACGTCATAAGAACTGTAGAAGGTTCTTTATACGGCAGATTCATAAATGAATCTTTTAAAGTTCCACCAGGAGCGTCTACATCTCTCCATTCTCCCGGTTGTAGCGGAGAAGCATCATCTCTTATTCTAATACCTCTCATTTTAAATCCAGCTGGTAAATTCGATAATGTTCCAGCATCTAATAATTGGCGGAGAGCGACCGTTGCGGTACGACTCAATCCGCCAATCATATGTATTAATCCGAAACCATAAAATCCTAGTCCAGGCAGAAATTTGAAATGGACGAAATATTGGATTTTCTTTTTGGTTGGATCGTTGGGCGCAAAGTTCCTTCTAATAGAAAGAACTGTACGGCTACCTGCGTCGATAGTTACGACATAAGGTAGTTTGATATCTGTAGGTTCTCCTGTTTGTGGATTAACGTCTTCGAAGCCCTCTAGATTCAAATTTATATGACACTCATACAGAGTGTAAATATCTTCTGGTTTAGTTTTTCTTTGACCATCTAATTCTTTTTCTTTTTGCTTTAATGGATCCTCAAAATACATAGGTGCAGATAATTCTACATCTCTATAAAAACCTGCATATTGTTGTTTTTTAATTTCATTACCAGATACTTTTAAAACATGAATAACACATTCAGCATCTTCTACGTTTGTTGCTGAATAAGGAACTAATAAATCGTCTGCTTGAACAAACTTAGAAACAGGTTTCAGTTTTACTGAATCATAATAAACTTTTTTAAATGTAGAACCAGCCAGTGGTAAATAAAATAACATTCTATCAAAATCTTCATCATAGCCTTCCATTTGATTCATCAACATATAATTCATATAATTTTTAACTCTTTGAGATTGTTGATCCTTTTGTGGTGTAGCCATACCCATAATTTGAGTTCTAACCGGACCTGATGCTGGTAATAATTCTTTATAAGCTAATGCTTGAAACTGTGTAACTGCTTCTGCTAAAACTGGGTGGGTTGCACCTGAAGCTCCTTGAAAAGGTTGAGTTCTACTTTCATATTTAAATCCTAATAAATCTAATCCTTGAGTGTAAGTATTCTCCCATTCTTTTCTAGACATTTTATAGTCCATGTGTTTTTCATAAAGATCCGAGGCTAACGGGCCTAAAACATTGTCGGGTAATAAATCTGCTAAATTTGCAAAGTGATCGTTTGGATCTTGAGGGGCAACTTGATTTGGATCAAAATTAACTTCAGCT